GAAGCCTCCGCAGAGCTGGAAGCCCAACGTCAGGGAGAAGTGGGCCGCCCTGCCTCCCGAGGTGCAGGAGGAGGCCGACCGGCTCGACAAGGAGTACCAGCGGATCATGCGGGAGGACGCCGACCTCCGGAAATCCTCCACCCAGGTCAAGGAAGTCCTGGCCCCGTACGAGGGGCTGGCTCGGTCGCAGGGCATGGACCCCGTCCGCTACGCCGGAAGCGTCCTACAGACCGCCGCAGCCCTCCACATGGGCACTCCGCAGCAGAAGGCGGCCATCGTCGCCCAGCTCATCGGGTCCTACGGCATCGACGTGGACGCGGTAAACGCGGTGATGCAGGGCCAGGCGCCGGCCCAGCCCACCCCCCAGACCCAGCCGGTGAACGTCCAGGCCGAGGTTCGCCGGGTGTTCGAGGAGATGCAGAACCAGACCCTCACCTCCCAGGCCCAGAGCGCCATCGACAAGACCAAGGCAGAGTGCGAGTTCTGGAACGACGTCGGCCAGGGCCGGATCGTGACCCTCGCCGCCGGTCTCATCAATGCGGAGCCGGACCTGGCCAAGACCCCGGATGTTGCATTGAAAACGGCTTATGATATGCTGTCCCAGCGGACTCCTGAGATTTCGGGGGTTCTGAAGCAGCGTCAGGAAGCCGAGGCCGCGAAGGCGCGTCTTGCCTCAACGCAGCAGGCCAAGGTGGCAGGCGGAAGCATCAGGTCGCAACCGGCAGCCGTTTCCCAGGCCAAGCCGACAGGCATCAGGGAAGCGCTGGAACTGGGCTGGAAGCAGCAGCACGGGTAGAGCGAGAGGCGCTGGTAGAGGCCCAACTCACAGTAAGGCCCCCGAGACGGGGCGCGGCGAGCGTCATTGGGACGCCAACGCGCAGACGGTCTCGACAAACCTTCTTGTGAGGAGGGCCTATGGCCTTCGCAAACACCAGCATCAGCGACCTGATGGCCACGGCCATCGACTCGCGGACCGGTGAGATCGCGGACAACGTCGCGTGGTCGAACCCGATCCTCTCGAACCTGAAGCAGAAGGGCCGGATCAAGACGGCCAGCGGCGGCAACCAGATCATCGAGGAGCTGTCGTTCACCCAGAACCCGAACGGCGGCGCCTACGACGGCTACGACCCGCTCCCGATGGCCCCGGCCGACGTCATCTCGGCCAGCCAGTGGGACTGGAAGCAGTACGCCGTCCCGGTGGTCATCTCCGGCCGCGAGGAGATGCAGAACTCCGGCAAGGAGGCGCTGCTCGACCTCCTGGAGTCCCGCCTCGAGGTCGCCCAGAGCACCATGGCGAACCTGATCGAGACCGGACTCTACGGTGACGGCACCGGCTACGGCGGGAAGGCGCTGGTCGGCCTCGCCGCCATCGTGGAGAACCTCGCCACGGCCTCGCAGACCTCCACGGTCGGCGGGATCAGCCGGACCCTCTGGCCCTTCTGGCGGTCGTACTACGCCACGGCCACCACCGCGACCGCTGCCAACCTCCAGGCCGCGATGGCGACCATGTACGGCGCCCTCCAGCGCGGGTCCGACGCCCCTGACGTCATCATCATGGGCTCGGAGATGTGGGGCGAGTGGCTCGCCTCGCAGCAGAACCTCCAGAGGTTCACTGACCCGAACAAGGCCAAGGCCGGCTTCACCACCATGGCCTACATGAACGCGGACGTGTACTCCGGCGGCGGGATCGGCGGCCTCGTGGCTGCCAAGCACATCCTGGCGCTGAACACGAAGTTCCTCCGGTTCCGGCCGCACAGCCAGCGGAACTTCGTCAGCCTGCCGTCCCACCGTTCGTGGAACAGCGACGCCTCGGGGACCACCCTGGCGTTCATGGGCGCCTTTACCTGCCGCGGCGCGCAGTTCCAGGGCCGCTTCGTCAGCTCCGACTAGTTCGGAAAGGAAAACTCCATGAGCGACTACTTCGTCGTTTCCCCGTTCGCCGTCCCGTCCCCCACGTCCGAGACCGCTACCGCTCCGAAGGTCGCCCTCGGCCTCGAGGTGGACGCCATCGACCGCTCGGCTCCGCTCGCGCAGGGCGCCGCCGCCGGCAGGTTCGTCTACTGCCGGGGCAGCAACCTCACCGCGGCCGGCTACTTCGTCAACATCGTGAACGGGTCGGCCGTCCTCCTCGCCTCCGGCAACTCGGCCTCGGCCTACCCGGTCGGCGTCGCGGCCGGCAACCTCTCGGCCACCAACGTGTACGGCTGGGTCATGGTCCAGGGTCGCTGCGACTTCGCTCGCGGCACGAACACCGTCCCGGCCTCCGGCGTCCATGCCTACTTCGGCGGCACGGACGGGCACGTCCTCTCCACCCCGAACAACAACCGCATCTTCGGGATCAAGGGCGTGCCGGGCCAGACCAACACCGCGGTCAGCTCGGCCGGGTCGTACATCTACGACCTGAACCGCCCGTTCGCTCCCGGCCCGATGTCGGCCACGAACGCCGGCGGCTACTAGGCCAACGGTGGATCGCGAGCAATCGTGATCTTGGGGCCGTCACCGAGACTGGGTCCTCGGTGGCGGCCTCTCTTCACCCGACCCAGATACACGGGACCCAGACCCAATGAGCGATGAACTCAGCCAGGGAGATGCAGCCCTTCAGGAACTCGCAGGACAGCACTCCCGGCCAGCTTCACGACCGAGGCCACCTACGATGAGGCCAAGTCGAAGGCCAAGGGACACGCCGTGTACGCCGACGTGGACATCATCGAGATCCGGGTGGGGCGCGACACCATCCGGCGTCCCGTGACCGAGGACGACAAGAAGACGTACGCCGCGCAGTACCTCGCCTTCAAGCGCGAAGAGTCCCAGGAGGCCGTCGAGGGGTTCCCTCTGTCCCAGTGGGCAGCCATCCCCGGCAAGGCCCTGGTGAAGGAGTTCGCCCACTACGGAATTCGCACGGTGGAGCAGCTCGCCGCCACGACCGACTCCACGCTGCACAACGTCGGGCCCCACATGGCGCTGCGCCAGCTCGCCCGGGACTGGATGGCCGAAGCGGCCAAGCAGGGGCCGATGATCAAGCTCAGGACCGAGAACGAGGAGATGCGGAACCGCATCAAGGCCCTGGAGTCGATGGTCTCCATCCAGTCGAAGGACATCGAGGCGGCCCGGCAGGCTGGCGGATACCTCGCCCCGGCCCCGGTGAACGACTCCCGAATGGCTGCGCTCGAGGCCCAGATCGCGGCCCTGGTGGCGGTCAAGGCCGCGGTTCCCGTCGAGACGCCCACCAACGGAGCGAAGCTCAACAAGGACGGCACGCCCCGCAAGAAGTCCGGGCCGAAGCCCAAGGCCCAGGAGAACTAGTCCATGCGCTATGTCCTAGACTTCGGCAGCGCCCAGGCAGGGGCCCCGACCCCGACGTGGTCGCTGTTCATTCGTCTGGACACGCTCGCGGCCGTGGCGCAGCCGACCATCCATGAGATCAGCGGGGGACAGTGGTACTTCGACCTCGATTGGTCGCTGACCACTGCCACCTCGATCACCTTCAAGGTGTCGAAGGGCGGGATCGAACTCTCCGATACCCTCTCGTCCCCGGACGTGGAACTCCCCGGAGCGACCACTGCCTCCGCAGGCGTGTCGAGTCTGGTGGGCTACAGCCAGGTCGGGCCGCTCATCGCCAGGGCGGGGACGCAGGTCGGGGTGCTCAACCTCAACCCGGTCGATCAGGCCACCTACGACCCGTTCGCGGTGACGGACCCCAACGTCGTCCAGCTCCTCGAGTTCATGAACGTCGTCGGGGAGGATCTCGTCAGCAAGGCGAGCGGCCACCTTCGCAGGGAGGTGACGTTCGTCACTGCGGCCAGCCAGACGAGCTGGGCTCTGCCGGCTGACTTCGTCTCGGTCATCGGTGACACGGCCTGGGACCGTACGGGCGTCTCCCCGCTCTACGGGTCGGTGAGCGGCCAGCAGACGGCGGCGCTGAAGGGGTACATCTCCACCCCGATCACCAACATCCCGTATCGCATCCAGGGGAACCGGCTGGTGTTCCCGGTGGCGCCGCCGAACGGCCTGACCATCGCCCTGGAGTACGTCTCGGAGTACTGGATCCAGACCGCGGCCAGCGGGACCGGCCCGGACGCCGACCACGCCACCGCATCGACGGACTACGTCCTCTTCGACCCGACGCTGGTGATCATGGGCCTGAAGTGCCGGTTCCTCGAGGCCAAGGGGAAGGACACGTCCCTGGCCTACACCGCGTTTGCTGACCGGCTGGAGTGGTTCCAGGGCAAGGTCGGAGGGTCTCGGACGCTGTCCATGAGCGGCTGGGACTCTCAGCAGGGCGAGTTCAACATCCCTGACACCGGGTACGGGATCCCCTGATGCCCCGTCCCCGCATCCAGCAGGACCGGACGCAGATGGCGCACATCGCGGCGCCGGTCCTCGGCATGGATACGGTGTCGGCGGGAACGACCATGCCGACGGGGTACAGCATCTACTCCTACAACCTCATCGGCGGGGAGTTCGGCCTACGGTCCCGGCTGGGGTGGCGGGAGTGGTGTACCGGACTAGGGGGACAGGTCCGGGCGCTGCTGCCATTCGCAGGGTCCACCCGGGGCGGGACGTCGAACAAGCTCTTCGCCACCACCTCGACGGGCATCTGGGACGTGTCCTCGTCCACCACGACGCCGACGCAGGTCGTCACCTTCGCCACGGCAAGCACCGACAGCGGATGGGGCATCTCGACCGTGTTCGTCAACGCGGCAGGCGCGCACCACCTCTGTTATTGCGACGAGGAGAACGGCTACTTCGTCTACCAGGAGGCCACCTCGACGTGGACCGCGGGCGGCCTGCCGGCGAACCCGATCACCGTGGCCGATCCCACCAAGCTCGCCTTCGTCATGGGCTGGAAGAACCGGCTCTGGTTCGTGGAGAAGGACACCGCGACCGGGTGGTATCTCGACATCGGTGCCGTGACCGGGCCTGCGGTCAAGTTCAACTTCGGCGCCCGGTTCAAGGCCGGCGGTGACCTCCGTGGCCTCTGGAGCTGGACCCACGACGGGGGCCGCGGGATCGATGACTCCCTGGTGGCGGTCTCGGGCGGCGGCGACGTCGTCATCTACGAGGGCACCGATCCCAGCCAGGCCGAGACCTTCGCGCTCAAGGGCGTCTGGTACGCCGGGGCGGTCCCGGTGGGCCGGAAGATCGCGACCGACTTCGGAGGCGAGCTGCTGCTGATGTCCTCGACGGGCATCCAGAGCCTTGCCAAATTGACAACCGGTGGTGGGGCGTTCTCCACCCAGTACGAGACCTATAGGGTCTCCAACCTGTTCGCCTCGCTCCAGAGCACGGCCTCCGATGTCCGAGGCTGGGCCATGGCGCTGCATCCCGAGGATTCGGCCCTGGTGGTCAACGTCCCCTCGACGCCTGGGGCGAACACCGGGCAGTTGGTCATGTCGCTCACCACCAAGGGTTGGCATCAGTACGAGTCCATGCCCACCGGGGTCTGCATGGAACCCTGGGATGGGTGGCTGTTCTTCGGCACGGAGGACGGGCGGGTTTGCGTGAACACGGGCGACGTGGATGGGGTCCTCCTTGCCGATCCCTCGTCCTACACGTCTATCTACTGGTCCGCGCTGACCGGGTTCTCCAACATGGGCCGGCCGACGCAGAAGCAGATCCACTTCCTGCGACCGACCATCTTGAGCCAGGGCGGGGCGGTCTCGCACGAGATCGCCGCCCGGTACAAGTGGGACCTCTCCAGCATCCCGACCCTGGCGGCCACGGTCAGTTCAGGGGCGTCGCTCTGGGGAACGGCCATCTGGGACACCGCGGTCTGGGGCGGGAGCTACGTCCCCAGCCAGACCGTCAAGGGCGCGGTCGGCATGGGCCCGGAGGTCGCCATCGCCATCCGGGGAGCGGCGTCGGCGCGCATGACGTGGACCGGGACGGACGTGACCTACGAGGAAGGCGGTTTCCTGTGAGAGTCACCGCCGCCCAGCCCGGGGATATGCCGTGGATCGCCAGTCGGGCGAACCTTTCGGTGGGTCCTGCCATGCGAGCCATCAAGGCCGTGGACTCGGCAGGGACCATCCACGGCATGGTGGCCTACGACGGGTGGATGCCCAACTCCGTCTGTCTCCACATCGCCCTCGACAACC